AAATAAATTTTAATTATGTTGTAGGCGTGAAGGTGCTTGTCGCGACATCATAGGCATATCCGATTTCTGCCACGACACCATCAGGGATGATAATTAATTCGCTTCCTGTCGGTTGTTCCCATGCTGTTGTTCCATCCCAAACGATAGTATTGACAACAACGCTATTTACAATAACTGCATATATCGCCATTATGCGTACTCCTCAATGATAACTAAACCATAGCCGCCGTTACCGGCCTTCTGAGGTGTCCCTGATACATAGCTTGCACCAGCGCCACCACCACCAGGGAATGCTCCATTACCGCCAGCGGAGCCGGAGTGTGGTAAACCACCGAAAGACAAAGATGCACCACCCCCAGTCCCACCATAGCCTGCCGATAAACTGCCCTGTCCGTCCTGCCCGGTGACACCTAAAGATACATTGAATAAAGTTGACGCAAATGTTCCCCCAGACGCTGTGCCGCCATAGGTGGTCAAACCAAGCTCAATAATGGAAGTATTACCACCATAGCCTCCGGTTGTTGCTGAGTTTGCCGCCGTACCAATGCCACCAGCACCGATAACGACAGAGAGAGTCTGGGCGCTTAATGTGCACCACACCTCAATGAATCCTCCCCCTCCGCCAGAAAAAGCACCTACATTATTGGTATTAGTGCCACTACCGCCGGCACCTCCGCCCCACAATCTAATGCGAAGCCGTTTTGTCCCATGAGTCGGCGTGTATGTTGCAGTTGAAGGAAATGATTGCGTATTCAGGTAGCGCCCATTGAGCGTCCCGTCGCCTGAACCAAGGTTTGTGAGAGCCGCCGCCTGAGCTACCGCACCAGCCGCTTTGATTTCAGAAAAATTATTTGCCTTTTGCAAAAAGCTGGCTGCGCCATTCGAATTCAGCGCCGCAATCAGATTATTTAGCAGCGTTGTGGTGTCGCCATTGTCCAGCACATCCACCGTTAGCTGATTCGATATGAATTGCGCCAGGACGCTGGCCAGCACTGTAGATTGCCTCAACGCCTTGTTTACTTGTGCTGATGATGCCACGCCAGATCCAAACCCAGATAATAGCGCAGGCAAAGCGGCATAATCCGCTTGGTCGGTTACGTTGGCGCTCGGCGCTATTGCGAACGGTTTAAAATCATTTGTTACCATTATAAATTCACTCCCCATGCTCCAGTGTCGAAACCTGATAAATAATCATTGGCTGTATCAAATCCGAAAAGTTTATTTCCCGCTGAGGGCGTTATGATGTTGCCGCCAGAATAGACGCCAGCAGCCTTGACGGTTAAATAACCCTGTTTGATAACCGCGATGAGTTCTTTTGATACGCTATTGATTCCGTTCTCAGCGAAAAACAATAACGATATGGTCATGTCCTGATTATCGACTATTTCCATCCGACAACCAGATCCCATCAATGCCGTATCGAGAATGTCAGGCAAAGAACCGTTCGTACCGTCCCAGTGATTAATGGCGATTTGGGTTTTCAGCACCATCCGGTAGACGTCATCGCTGAGATTGGTAAATCCTTCGTCTGGATCAAATGGTCCCTGCCAAACGCCTTCATCAAATCCGATACCCGCAGTATCAAAGGAAAAATAAATACCGGATATTGGCGTACCGACAACCCGCGTTCGGCCTATCCACTTACCCAATATATCAAGCTGGTTTCCTACGGCGGTATCAATGTCAAACGCGGTAATCAATGAGGCCGTGGCGTCAGAAACGTCACTCAATGGCCTGGTTGATAAATCGATATGAGAGACAAATTTTGGCTTACCGGCGTGGTAATTGGTGATTAGGTCGGTATATTTACTCATGATGATACCGTTAAATTAATATTACTGACGTCGCAGGTTGGTGATTCATTCCAGGCAATAGTAATATTTGCAGTTGACAGGGCTGTTGAGACCCTACCGATTTGCAAATTCATAATGTCGTAATATTGGCTGTTCCCGCCGCTTACTACCCCTAAATTGGCGGGTGAATAAACCCGGCTCAGCAATACATCAGCGCCAATAGATAGTGAGTTGATATAATCCGCTATGCCCGTTTTAATCTGGTTACCGATGGCTGTCGTGTAGCCTATAAATGCCGTCATGGTAATAGCGATATAAATCGGCACATCAACAGGACGGGAAAATTGGATAACATGCGGGTTGCCATAAACATCTGCAATCGTGATGCTGGTCGTTCCGTTGCTACTGACGCCCTGCCCTTTTCTGCTGTATAGCGTCTGGGCGATCTCGTTGACATCACCGCCCTCAATGACCGCTGAAATCGAATGCGCCGGCAGGCCGTTTGCATCCACCGCACCGGTATCGTTCTCAAACAGCACATACCGCGAGACCCCGCTCAGACCGGCTATTGCGCCATCTATGGCATCAAGCGGCGTAGTGGATGCCAAGGTGGTACTGATGGTCTGCCGGGCGCGTAATTCCGTATCGGTTTCCGCTGCCGAACCGATAGCGGCCGCCGAAGCATTCGTCACGGACGTCCATCCCAGCGTCGGGGTATTAATCTGCGTCACGGTGCCGGGCAGCGCAGCTATCGCGCCAGTAGTCTCAGCGGTCGCCGTGACTGTCACTGTGCCATCTACTCCGATCGTTGTGGTGGTCGGCAAGTCCCAAATCACCCCGTTATTATCTTTTACGGAGCCATTGGTGATTGTCGTGCCGGCCGCGCCGTTGAGCTGAACGTCAACCGTCGAATTAGTGGCGACCTGTTGAATGATGCCGTTAATTTTCACCACACTGGCCAGCCCGTTCCCCTGAGCTGTCGCCGGTGAGAATGCGTTATAGACAGCAATGGCCGCGTTGTTAGCATCGTTGATAGCCAGCGCCACCAGGGCGATCATTTGGCCGTCTTTGCTATCGGGTTCCAGATAGGCGTCGCTGCCGTAAATCTGATAAAAATAACCGGTGATTGTCGTCAGGATTGTCTGATAATCGGGCGCAGAAATGCCCGTGGCTGAGACGGTGGCCGCCAGCCCTAAAGAGTCGAGATTGAGTGCCATTATGCCCCGCTTGTGACTACCGTTGTGCCGTAGATGGTATCGATGGTTGCGGTAAAGGAGACGCGGCGTGTTGTGCCGTTGTTGTTTGAATTGAATTAACGCCCTGGGTTCCGCTGATGCGATCCCGCACCGCCAGGCTGTACACGTCCGCCGGCTGCTTGCCGAGGATGGATTGCAGATAAGGCGTTCCCTCGGTTGTATCGAGGAACCATTGCCCCTGCCAGAGCTGAAACCGGGTAAAAACGGCTTGCGCCACACAGTCCGGCGAGTTCACCAGAAAGGTATTGTCTCCCTGGCCGAACGTGTAATCGCCGTTGGCGTCTTCGCGTCTGTATCGCATCTGTTCACCCCGTTTGTATTACCATTACCGTTTTGAACATTGCCGTGGGTATGGGTATTGCTGATATTTTTCCCGTTTGATGTCAGGGAGCCAAGGAAATTGATTGTGCCGGTGATCGTGGCCGCCACTCCGTTAACTGTGCTGCCGATCAGTCCGCCCAGGAATGTAAACAGTCCATTGACGGTAACCGCTGCGGAGAATGTCGCGGTCGGCGTGGTGACGTTTAAGCCACCTGGCGCCACAATATTCATGGCGTGAGTGGTGGGGTTGATTTCCAGATAGGCCAGACCATCATCACTGCGAAATTGCGCGGCAGTCGTGCTGATGTCACTGATTTTTTTTGCCTGGGACTGCGGGCCGACCAGGGCGATCGCGTCTGATAAATCGTGCTGGCGCGGATCTACAGGTTCCTGAACACCACCGGATTGCCACCAAAAATCAATACAGCGGTCAGCAAAAATCACCAGGCACTCATCGCCGGCCGCAATCGGAAAAGTCAGCGTAACGCCACCACCGCGGGGAAAAATAACCGGCACATCCACCAGCGGCGGGATGGCTACCGATTTTCCGTTAAGTTGCCCCTTGGTGCCCAACTGCACAACGCACGTTACTGCATCAGGATTGAATGATTGGATTTCCCCCGGCATGGCGACACGGAGTTGCGATGAAATAGTTGATTGAGTGGCATCGAGAGTTTGCGAGAGATCCCCGCTCTGCGCGGGAGTTGATACGGGCATAAAAACTCCATAAAAAAACCCGCTCAAGGCGGGTTCTATTGTTTTGTTTATTTTCGATCGCTTAATATGTTGCTTCTTGATATAACGCAGGGTCGGAGTACATGCGCGCTAGCCTTGCGGCGTGCCCGAAAAGTAAGACTCCGTCAATATTTGCTTCAGACAATGCACGGTTGACAGCAAGTTCAGAAATATTTTTATCTTTAAGAACCTTATTGAATACACGAATATCGTCTGCCAAGTTATTTACGCATCGAATGTATATATCTTTATCGCCCGCATACGATGCATATTTACGGCAATTAGTTATAGCATAATCTATTGAGCCAATTATAAAACCAGTGCTGACATTGTAACCTCTACCATCAACCATGATACTAGTTTGATTATCCCCTGTATCTTGTGTTACATATTCCATGTCAGCCAAAGCATTTCGTATGGTATCAAGTTCGGTCCCCGTAGGTATTACATTTTCCAGATGAACACGAACCGGGGGATGATTATTTTCGTATTCTTTGATGCGAGCTATCTCGGTAGCTTTTGCGGAATCTAATTCCTGTTCACGCATCTTTGCTATAAGATTGACGGAATCACGTCTTTCAGCATAGAGTTGCCCCGTTGCATTTCTGAAAGAAATTTCATCAAGATTTTTCAAACCTAAAACTTCATGTTCCTTAGAGAAGTCATCGTAAAGGTTTGAAATATGATTTTGGTCTGCAAGCAGACTTGAACCTAAACTATAGCCAACCCTAGTCATTATATCTGCTATAGTACGCTGACGGGTTACAGAATCATTAATGTTATAAGTTGAAGGCGGATTATCCCCGTAGTCATGAATGGCTATATAAAGCGCTACTATAGTGATAGGTTTTGCATTGGCTATTTGCATCACATTTTGCATTGAGCACCCTCTTTCACAAAGGGACTTCCCGCCCTCATGTTCCGTTAGCGCATCATCGGCAACAAGATAATCTAATGCCTTCATCCCTGGACTTGACTTGATTGATTCTATTTTTTGGTTTTCCGCTTCGTTTGCTAACTGCTGACTTTGTACTAAACCACACCCTGTTAAAAAGCTTGTAGCGAAAAAAATATAAAAAATGTTTTTGATTACCATATTTTTTGTCACATGGTTCTATTAATGGCTGAAATTGAATATAAGTCACGTGACCCCCGCGCTGCGCACATCAGCTCCATATACCACGCCTGACCGCGCGTATCACCGGTGTAACTTATCCCTTGAACGATGTAAACGCCATCGGTCGCGATGCTGGCCGGTGGCGCGCTGCTTGCGATCCCGGAAACAGACAGGTTACCATTATCGTTCGTCTCGGTAATTCGTCCGCCGGCCTGCTGAATATCAGACGTCGATAATACCGTCCGGTAAACTGATGCCTGGTCCAGCTGTATCAGGCCGTTTAACCGAATATTCGGATTAATCAGACATCGAACATTGACGCCGGCGCCCATCGTTTGTTGCGGCATCCCGATCAATCCGGTATTGCTGTTCAAAACGATGGCTTCCTGAACATACTTATCGTCAGGAACCATCTGAACTTTACCCCCGACAAACTGCCACGTAGCGTCACACTGCGCGCTGATATTGTGCAGAACGTCGCGGGTATTGCCGTACATCGTCCGACCGCGTGGGAAGACAGTCGGCGGCATGTCTGGGGTGACGCCCTGCGTTATCCCGAACGGCGCCAAATTTTGCAACGTCTGCTTGTGCAAATCCTGCACCGTATAGCCGGCGGCTATTGTCTGGTTAATCGTTGCGTTATTCCAGGCGTTATTGCCATCAACCGCCTGGATAACAACATAGGTATCAGTGGGATTTTCCCGGCCGGTGAGCGTAAAGCGGATTTCGCCGCTGTAGATTTCCCCCCAGTTCTGCCCGGCAGTCTGTCCAATTTGTGATGGGTCAATTTCCTGCGGGTGGTATAACTGGCTGCTATCCACCACCTGAGCT